TTCATCTTTTCAAGTTCATCAAGACCCATCCCTTGAACTTGAAGTTTCTGAACTAAATCATTTAAAGCATCGTAAGGAATTCTTACGCGCTTAGGTGCCTTATTCGGATCACTGTTTGGTTGATACATATCACAAGCCACAAGTGCGCCGCTTGTAGGAATCAGTCCTTGTTTTGCTTGCAGCAACTTCATTTGTTTTTCAGCTTCCATTTGCTGATGAAGGGCTATGTAATTTTGATAATTTTGTTGTATTTCTGGAGAAAGGAATTTGAAATCTGCTTGTTTGGTTCTATGAGTGAGTTTGTTGATTATATAGACGTGATTCTCATACTCGTTGGGCACTGGTGCCTCGCCTCGATCAAGAGCTAGTATATCATTCCTAGCATTTTCATAATCTATAGTTAAATCTTCAAAGGCTTCTTCTACGTTTCCAAACGGCATGGCCTTGATGATTTTTCCAACATCCTCTGGCTTAAGTTGCTTACCAACATATTGAAGAATATTTGTGAATGTTAACTGTTTACCTAACTTAGTTTCAAGAGTTTCATCTTGTTCTTCAACTCTTACACGATAACAAAGGGGACTTGTTTTTCTAAACTCAGGAATGTTTACTATCTCTTGTCTTCCTACTGCATAGATAAGTTGATCATCAGGAAGGTATTCTTTTGCTAGTTTTAGGTATAATTCACACCAATCCACTAAAAATTGATTGAATTTCTCACCATATCTTGCGTATTTCTTTTGTTGACGAAGACTTCTATAGAGTTGAGTGTTTGCATCGTACTGACCAGCACCTTTGTCCTCATTCTCCTCTGCCATCATCGCAACATCATACATTTCTGTGATGGTTGACGTGATGTAATCAAGATACTGAGCGCCAGTCCTGCCTGGAATAATTGTTGGTGGCGAGCCTTGATAGGTAACACCGCGAACACCTGGGAGTAGGGCGCCAGGATTAAGCTTCGTCCCAGCCTGATAAACTACTTTGTCATCTCCAAGTGTTACTTGGTGAGTGGCAACCGCACTACTTGCTCTGTTGATCTCAGCCTGAAAAGGGCGAACTACTTTAATGATGCTTTTAGCTCTGCGTGCAGTGGGGTGAGTATCAAATCCAGCATAAACAATAGGGAAAATACCAAAGGGAAGCTCACCTTCTTCTAGAATTCCTTGAGAAGTTGCATAGTAGAAATACCCCATAGGATATTTGTAACAAGGCTTGAAATAATATTCCTTGATGAGTGTTTGATCTTTAGCCATCTCATAACTTTGTTTAGTGGCATCAAAAACAATAAAGCTTTTATCTACAGAATCTTTTACGAACTTTAATTTCTCTTCGTTATCTTTATACTTAGCTTCGAGTTCTTTGGTGTTTACCATTTTACGAACAATCACACAGGGAGCTTCTTTAATGTCCATAGCTCCTGCGGAATAAAGTAAGTTGAAGTCGAAGATTCTTTCGTGAACCATGTCACCGCTAAAGATTGGTTTAGTTTTATCTAAAACTGGCTGGCCCATCTCATCTAACTGCGGAACTGGTTGACCCATTTCATCTAAAAGGGGTTGTCCTAGATCATCCAACATCATTTTTGGCTCATAACCTTTGAACTGCCCCGCTGTTGGGTCCCAAAATACTTTCACAGCACAGGCGCCAAGAGCAATGAAGTCCTCACAGAGTTGCGCAGTTTTTTCTTTAATTCTGTGGCGATATTTAGCGTCTTGCCAAACTGCTGCGTTTAGCTCCGCATCTTTTTGGTCTTGGAGCTCAGAGTTTTTCTGAGGAACGATAGCGACACCTGGGGAAAATCCTAAAATCCTGTCCACATAAGTTCTATAAACTTTATGAACGTGGTTCTTAGTAATGCGTAATTTTTGTGAGTCACTAAGTGACTTGTTGTCTCTTACTGTTTGATTAAATGCTTGATTCTTTCTTGTGTAGTGCTCACCTGCGATGAGAAGAATATTGCTTCTTTCTTCGCTAAATGTTTCTTTATCAGCATTTTCTGCATCAAGATAAATTTTCTCTAGGTCTGCTATCTTCAAATCCATATCTTTCACCCTCAGTGTTCGCAGAAGCTAGGTTTTCGTAAATCATTTGTTCCTCAAAGGAAGAAGGGTCATCAATTAAAAGCTGAGCATGCATCTCTTCTTTCAATTCATCCTCTTGCTCAGGGAAGTAAACCATTTCCGTTGGTATTTCCTGCTGTAGCGAATTCTTTTTTATTGTTTTGCTTACTTGTGAATGTCCTAGTTTTGGCAACTCCAATGGATTGTAGGAGTCAGATTTATAAAACTCTAATTCAACAGAGCCAAGACGTAGCTTTGCCACTCCTGACTCACGACATGCTTTGATTATACGGCACAATTCATTTGCTTTTAAAGGGCTATCCATACATTTCGTTCCATTCATCGAATTCGGCGTAGAACTCTGACCAGGGCTCCTCGGATCTTGGGACAATTCCTCTACGCTCTCTGATTTGTTGCTCAAGGAGCTCTTTTTCTGTGGGTGGCGTGGCTTTGATTTTTCCAATGAGTACCTCTTCTTCGGTCAAGTTTTTGGCAATAACGGACCAATCCCAAGGAATTCCGATTACGCAATACCTAGTGGGGTCGATCAAATCATCTTTGGCCTTAGACTTGTTTGTGTTTTCTTTTAATCCAATGAGCTCACCACCAAGCTTTGCGCCTTGACCGTCCTCATCATCAAAAATCTTAAGCATGTCGTTTTTGAAAAGGGTATTTAGAATTTGTTGACCCTTATCGCGACTTTTATCAGCGGGATTTAGGTTCTCACCTTGCCTATCTGCGATAGTCTTTAAATCTTTTGCCTCATGATCATACCAGCTTTGAGTGATGTGAAGTCCTGCACCCATTTCTTTCCACTTTTGAATCACGTCACCAGCAGTCGTGACAACATCATCACCTCGCCAACATTTAAAAACGACTCCGTATTGAAAGTCGGGCCTTACAGCGATGAAGACAATGCCTGCGGGGTGGGCTCCCTTGCCACTTCCATTATCAATTGCTGAATAAATTTTCCATTCAAGATCAATGGGGTGGGGCTTAATGAAGTGTCTATCGGGAATATACGTTGGATAAGCTCTACCGTGTTTACTTACGAACTTACCAAAGACCCTTCGTTGAACTTCACCTTCATCCACACAGGATTTAATGCGTGCTTGAATCATCTCCTCGGTCCAAGGGCCAGGAGTGCCATCTTTGTAGGTCATACAATCGTAAAGACCTACTTGTTGTTTGAACGCATCGGGGAAGTTTTCTTTCTCATTCTCGCCAGGCTCCATAGCCAAGCGCCAAAACTCTTGCCCGATAGTGGCTGTGAAGACTGAGTGGAAGTAACCTTGAATGGTGGCAGCACCAAGTCTGGCCATAATCTCTGGCACAAAATCCTCTGGGAGTTCTTCATCCACAAAGACCGCATGACAACTACTACCTTGTAGGTTTTTTAGTTTCTGTTCATAACTTTTAAAATAAATAGTTACGCCTGAATTAAAGACAATGCTGTGTACTTTTTTCTTTTCGTATTCAATACGCCAGCCATAAACAGAGTGATCTTTAAACTTACCTCGTGGTAGAAATTCAGGTATCCACTTTGTTTCTACTTCTGTAGTGACAAGGTCACTTGAGGGGTAGAAATACCAAAATTGTCTTGGGGTAGAGTGGGGCCAAAGTTCAGGCCATTTTTTTACATCTGTGGCCCAATCAATAGCTTTACGAATCTGACAACTACTTTTCCCGACCTGGTTAGCGCTTGTTAATAAGTTTACTTTGTGACGACTTACAAAGAAGTTCCATTGCCATGTGTACCAGCGAAGGCCATAGAGGTGTGGAAGACATTCTTTGATTTCTAGCTGTCTTTCTAGAAGTGCAAGTTCTTGTGCTTTTAAGATTCTTTGCTCTCTTGTGCTTTTTTTTACAGGAGTAGCGTTAATCTTCTTCGGTCTTGCCAACTATCTCCCCCTCAATTGCATCCACAACCTCAAAATTCTTCTGACTCTCTGTTCGCTCAAGCTTTGCTCTGACTCTAGCCACTTGTGCTTCGAGTTCTTCTAAGTTCGAGGAGTTGGTGTTTATGTGCTCCATACCAAGTGCAGTCGCTGGCACCTCTGCATTTAGATTCATAGTTTTGGTAACAACAGCACCCTTAAGTCTTGTCTCAATTGCCTGAACAACTTTTATGACTTTATCTGCTGTCTTGGAATCAAATCTGCCTTTGTTGTCAAAGAGGGGGGCTTTTATAATATCCCTAAAAGAATCAAGGCCCATGTCTAGGAGTTCTGTCATCGCCACTAAGTAATCTTTCGGGGGGACAATAATGTAGGCGACCTTTTTGGGGTCCTTTAAAATTACTTCGTTCCAATAGTCTAGCGAGGTTACACCCCTATAAACATTCTTCATGTTCATCACCCGCTCAGCCTTTTGCGCATTATTGTACTCCATCCAAAATGCAATCCTTAGCTGAGCAAGCCTAGCGTCTGCCTTTGCGAAGTTCCTAAGCTGCGTCTCTGTAAGGTATCTATGATTATCATCAAGAGTTTGCATCACTGACCTCAAACTCTCTGGAACCTGATTAATTAATGCTGCCGGATTATTGGCATCAAAGATAACGTAGTCTGGT